TTGAACTACAGCACCAATGCTCACAAACAAGAGACAATAGTGGATTCGGTGCTGGAATAGCTGTTGGTCAGTTAGTTGCCGAAACAGGGGAAAGCCTTGTAAATGTCTACTCGCAACTGGCCATTACAAAAATATCCTAAGTATGAACAGCCAACACATCCCAAGCGCAATAGGCACAGCAGGTCTGCTAGGCACTATGACCCTAAGCGACATCAACACGATTGTTGCCATTGCGGTTGGTTTAACAACTCTGACCTACCTAATCATCAAAATAGTAAAGGAACTAAGAAGTGGATCAAACAATTGATTGGATTACAGCCTTGTGGCCTGTAGCCGTAGGATTCATAACACTCGTTATTGTCTTGGCAAGGATGCACTACAACATCGAGTCGATCACCGAGAAGGTGAAGATACTATTTGATTTCCACAACAAGAGAAACGAGAAATGACTGCTAACAAAGCCGACAAACTGTATGACCTCCAGGACATTCTAATTGATGAATGTATTCGCAGAATAAAAACAGGAGAAGCGACTGCCGCCGACCTTAGTGCTGCTCGGCAGTTACTCAAAGACAACAACATCAGCGCTGTAGTAACTGATACAAATCCACTCGCAGAGCTTGTCAAAGTATTACCCTTCCATGAGGATGGAGTCGACCGAGTTATCCAAAAAGCAACCAATGGCTAGAAACTACAAAAAGGAATACAAGGACTACCACGCAAAACCTGAACAAGTAAAACGCAGATCATCGAGAAACAAAGCTAGAAGGCTGATGGTTAAGACCAGGGGAGCCAAGGCAGTCCAAGGAAAAGACGTCGACCACAAGGACAAAAACCCAAACAACAACTCTCGGTCGAACCTCAGAATCCAGTCCAAATCTCAAAACAGATCACGCAAATGATCGCATGGATATACCAAAACAATTACAGGATTTCAGAAACTTTCTGTATATCGTCTGGAAAGAACTGAATCTCCCTGCT